ATCCGGCCGATTGGACGCCCGGCCATCTTTCGACAAAAGCATAAGGATCCTGCATGGACCAACTCGTCCAAGACACCCAACCCCCCACGCCGTTACCAGAAGACGGCCCTCCGCCGCCGGTTGAGATCGAGATTGAGGCCGAAGAAGGCGCAGCACCGCCGCCGGCCGACGCAGCCCCTGCAGAGACGCCGAAGCCCCGCCACCGCGCCACGAACCGCGTGCAGCAGGCCCTCAGCGAGCGCGATCAGGCCCTAGAGCAGGCCCGGCTTGCAACTGAGGCCGCCGAGCGTTGGCGCAACGAGGCTGAAGCGGCCAAGCGCGGCGAGACGGCCGCAGTTAACTCCGGCATGGAAAACTACGCCCAGCGGATCAAAACTGAGGCTGATTCGGCGCAGCGGGAGCTTGAGAACGCGCTGAATTCCGGCGATGCGGCGCTTATCGCCGCCGCCAATCGCAAGGTCGCGAAGGTCGCGGCTGCCGAGGCCGATGTTGATGCCTGGCGCGCGTCGCAGCCGGAGACGCAAGCCGCGCGTCCCGCCCAGGAAGCCCCCGCCGCACAGCAGCAACAGGCCCCGGCCCCCGTTCTGCCGTCTGAGCCGACATTGCAGTTCTTTGAGGAAAACCCCTGGTTCCACCCGCTCAAACTGGACAGCCGCGGCGTGCCGATGGTTGGCCGCGATGGTCGCCCGCAGTCAAACCCGGACTTCGACGCCGAGATGCACGACGCGGCCATGCTGCTCCACAAGAAGATGGAGCGGCAGGTCCGGCTGGGCAAAAAGCCGGATGGCTACATCGAATCGCCGGAATACTTCGCCGATATCATGGCGGAGATGCAGGCCAATTTCCCCGACGCCTTTGAAGATTCCGAGCCTGCGCCGGCCCCCACGCGCCGTACCCCGCCGATGGGTACGCCCCGCCAGCCTGTGGCCCCTGCCACCCGCGGTGCGCCGGCCGCTTCCGCAAAGACGCAGAAGATTACCCTTGATGGCGAGACTGCTTCTTTCGTCCGCGGCCTCGTCGACAACGGCACCATGCGGTATCCGCGCAGCCATCCAGACGTGGCCAAGCGCGGCCAGCCGATGGAATACAACGACGCATACAAAGAATACGCCCGCCAGCGGCAGATGCAGCCGCAGCAAAGCCAGAATTAGGAGCCCAGAACATGGCCCGTAAACGCCTTTCCGACCGTGACGATGCCCGCAACACCCGCGCGTCTGAATCCCGCACCGTTGAAGCCCGCAAGACCGAGGAGCGCGAGCTGCTGGGCGATGATATGGAATCGCCCCTGTACATCCCGCGCGATGAGTGGCCGGACGGCAAGACCTATCGCTGGGTCCGCATTGAGGCCGGCAACGCCGCCGACAACAAGAACTGGTCGCAAATGACACGCGTCGGCTGGACGCCGGTGGACCGCACGCGCCACCTTGACCGGTTCCCGCTGATCAACATGCCGGGCCAGGGCGACATCACCGACGGCAAGATCATCTTCGGCGGCCTGTGCCTGTGCGAGCGCGATACCCGCCTCGTTGAGCGCGACCGGCAGCGCCAGCAGCAAGAAACCGTCAACCAGAACGAAAGCATCAACACCTACGTTGAGGCCGGCACCGGCAACTTCCCGCGGTTCAACCAGTCGAGCGCAGTGCAGTATGATCGCGCGCCGGCGTTCAAAGAGTAGCTTGCGCCCCTACGAAAATCGGCTCACCATATCCTTCTCGCCGACCCCGCATCCCCAATCGGCGCGTGCTATTCCCACCTCGCGAGAACCCCCGGTGCAAAACGCCGGGGGTTTTTGTTTAATAACTTTTCTGCTTGACGGATTTCTTGTTCGGCCCAATTAATGGAGTTGCGCGCCACGACTCGGCGCGCCCGATGAGCATCACGTACTGCTCCGTAGCCCACGGGCTCCGACAACCGACGGCGGCTCTCGTCACCCGCTCCTGGCCTGGATAGGCACCCACTCAACAGGAGCGTCTTGCCATGACGTATGGCGTTAACGGCCCCAACGGGCTTGTGCCGGTCAACTCCGGCAACGGCAACACCTGGAACGGCCAGGTGACCCTTTACCCAATCACGGCGACCTACGCGTCCGCCATGTTCACCGGCGACACTGTGTCCCTCGGCACCGCCGGCACGGTCATCCAGTCGGTGGCCTCCACCGCCATCCTCGGGGTGCTCCAGTATGTCGAGTACCAAATCGCATCGAACAAATACACCGTTCGCTTCCCGTACTGGCCCGGTAACCCCGGCGTCGTCTCCGGCACCACGCCCTTCGCGGCCGTGATCGACGACCCCCGTGTCCGTTTCACGGTGCAGGAAGCTTCGACCGCCGGCGCCTCCGGCACGCCGCTGGGCGTCGCGGCTTACGGCAACAACGCGGACATCGTGTTGAGCACGGGTAATACGACAACCGGCATTAGCCGCGCCTTCGTGAGCAACCAGACTTCCGCGACCACGGTCGTCGGTGGCGTCAAGTTGGTTCAGATCGACACCAATACCATTTCGCTCGGCGTTCCCGGCACGACTGGCACCCCCGGTGGCCAGCTCGCAGTGGGCACGGCCTTCCAAAATTGGATCGTCGAAATCAACAACGACATCTTCAAGGCCGGGAGCACACGGCCGTAAGGTCGGAGTGAACGCACATGACAATCAATACTGGCGCCATTCAGAACCTGCTCCGCCCCGGCCTCGCCGCGGTCTTCGGCTCAGATCCGATGTACCCGACGCAGTGGACGGAAATCTTCGAAAAGCAGACGTCCGACAAGCAGATCGAACTCGACGTCGAGTTGCGCATGATGGGCCTTGGCGGCATCCGCCCAGAAGGCTCGCCGACCGCGTTCCAGGACATGGGTCAGCGCTACGTCACGCAGTACATCAACCGCTACATTTCGGCGGGCTTCGTGATCACCCGCGCGGCGATCAAAGACAACCTCTACAAGGCTGAGTTCCCGAAGCAGGCCCAGTCGCTCAAGAACTCTCTCGACCAGACGGTCGAAGTTCTCGGCGCAACGGTGCTGAACAACGGGTTCAACACCTCCTACCCGATTGGCGACGGCCAGCCGATCTACTCGACGTCGCACCCGATTGACGGCGGCACGGTGGCCAACACCTTCACCGTCCAGGCGGACTTGAACGAAACGTCCCTCGAGAACGCACTGATCGTCGTTCAGCAGTTCCAGGACATCGCTGGCCTCCGCGTGATGGTGCAGCCGAAGAAGATGATCGTTCCGCCGCAGCTTCAGTGGACCGCGAACCGTATCCTCAACTCGCAGTTCCGCACGGGCACCGCGAACAACGACATCTCGGCGACCTACAACGTCAACGCCGTGCCGGAAGGCTACCGTGTCAACCAGTTCCTGACCGACACGAACGCCTGGTTCCTGCTCACCAACGCGCAGCAGGGCTTCAAGATGTACGACCGCGAAGCCTATGAAACCTCGGTTTTCACTGACTTCGCCACGGACAACTTGATGGCCAAAGCAATCCGCCGTCTGTCCTTCGGCATCAGCAACTTCCGCGCCACCTTCGGGTCCAGCGGTTCGACTTAATAACGGGGAGGTGGAGACACACCCATGACACACTTCACCGATCCTCTCCGCCAGGGCGCTGCCTACTTTGAAGGCGCCCAGAAGTGGAATACGCCCGGCACGACCCCGAACGGTTTGCCGCTCTCGACCTCGCCTTCGGACACCCAAAATCTGGGTGCTCCGCATACGCAGATGTTCGCCTATCAGATGGGTACTGTGTCCACCCCGCTGGCGTCCGGCGTGTTTTTCACGACGGCCTCCACCGGTTCCGGCACGCTCACCTCGACGGGCGCGCTTGTGACCGCTGGCGTGGCAACATTCGACATCCCGCGCCAAGCCCGCATCACGGCGTCCACCAACTTGGCGACCTGCGTCATCACCCTTCGCGGCACTGACGGATACGGCCAGTCTCTGACGTGGCAGGGCATCGGGCCGTCCGGTAACGTGCTGGGCTCGGCGGGCTCTTTCGTCGATACGGCTTCTGCGTTCAAAACCATCACGACTGCGTCGTTCACGGGCCTGGCTTCGGCCGGCATCCAGATCGGCTCCAGTCCGAACCTTGGCTTGCCGTACGTTATGGCAAACAAGGGCATGTCGATGGGCCTTTTTGTCGACGGTGCCACGGCAAGCATCGCGCCGACCCTGACTAACGCGTTCACCCCGACCGGCACGCCGACAGCGTCCACCGCAGACGTCCGCGGTATCGTTGCTCCGGCCACGACATCTCTCCCGGACGGCACAAAGCTGTTCACGTTCGTCATGGTTACGCCGAATACGAACACCACGATTAACACCGACAACCGCGTAAATACTTTCGGCGCTGTTCCGTTCAGTTCATAATGGGCTCCCCTCAACAGAGCCCAGGAGAACAGTTTGTCCAACCACCCGAACCACGGTAACGCACCGCCCTCGCCTGTCGCCATGGCCTCCGGCACGAAGAAAGTGCACATCCTTGCGATGGGCTCCTCGCGCGCTGATTTTGACGCGATCCGGCTGGTTGAGCAGCGTCCCGAGGTTCTGCTCGGCGCCGAGATTTGGGGCATCAACTACATGGGCGCGATCACGCGCCTAGACCGCATCATCCACGTCGACCCCGTGCATGCCTTTCTCGGCCATGCGCCGGTCAAGGATATGTGCGATTGGGCTCTCCGTGACGGCATCCCGCTCTACACGTCGGACCCGCACCCGGCCTACATCAACCACGTCCTGTACCCGTTTGACCGCGTCGTCCAAGCGCTCGGCCTGCACTACCTAAACAACTCGGTCGCCTACGCGCTGGCCCTGGCCATTGTCGAGGGCTACACCGAAATCGGCCTCTGGGGCGCGGACTTCTCGTACCCGAACGCTCACATGAGCGAATCCGGTCGGGCTTGCGTCGAGTTCTGGATGGGTGTCGCCACCCAGCGCGGCATCAAGATGGCCGTCGCGCAGAACTCCACATTGTTG